GTTACATTAGCAGTGATTTTGTCATCCGTAGGAATTTCCAACGGTAATTCGGTTACATAACCACAGAACTCAAACGATGTATTATCATCATCCGGAAGAACAATTTCATAATAATGAGGCTCATCATCCTCAAAATCTGCAAATACAACATCATAAGTTGTACGTGTGAAATTCATAGTCAACGAAACGGTTCCACCATCTCGAAAACCTGTAATAAACTCACGGAATCCACCCGTACTGTCAAGAGACGTTACATCAATAAAATCCCTTGTCATAGAAGGTCCGGAAATACTGTTTACTTCCGCAAGTTTGACCCAAGTAGAGCCATTCCAACGTTGAAAAACAGTTCCTACACCTGAAATAGCATTACTGCTACCTGCTACACAACCCATAATAATTTACCTCCTTAAAATTAAAATTAATAATCTTAAACATACACTTAATACCTACGTTGAATGTAGAAACTTACAGTAAAACGCACCCTTTGATTCTTGTCGTAATCCAAAAGTACAGGACCACCTATACAACGAATCAAAGTATAGAAAGCACCATTCCACGATATTTGCCCTCTACCATGTAATAAATCCTTAATATTAGAAATTACCTCCCACCCTTCCAAATAGTTGTTGGCACGAACACGAATTTGAATAGTAGGATACTCATAGATTTCATTCCGATCAAATGTCATTTGTGGGGGAATTGTCCCCGTTTCAAATATAGTAATTGTATTGAACGGCTCGGCTGGTTCTTTACCAAGAAATATCGGATAAAGGTCTATATCACACCCCGACGATGTTTCTGAAGAAACTGCTTGTGCATAATATTCAAGCATCTGTTTAATATCTAAGGCAGTTGGATTGCTCATACTATTGCGGATTTAGCATAGATTTTAATAAGATACAACATTGCTTCCTTATCGTTTTGCAAATGTATGCGAAACCATTCAGGGCCAGAACCCGGTAAAGTCCATTGTACATCATCATACGGTGGTTCTGTCATTTCATGCACGTATGGAAAATACGGAGCACCTTCTGGTGGTGTATCATCTTTATACCCGAATTTAATAGCAGGGCCACTTGGGGTATCTATGACTTCTTTATAAAAAGCATCCCGTAAATTACCTGTTTTTTCAGGAGTCATTGGGCGTTTAGTATTCATGCTATTTTCAAGGAAATCAACAGCAATTTCTAACCCTTCACGTGTACGACCGTATAGCTTCATCATTTGTATATCAAAACCTCTTTGTACGTTACTATGAACAATCATACGCATATTGATACCAAATTTATTAGACATTGAAGCCATACGACCAGAAGGTGTATCAAGCCATCTTGCCCCACCACGACCATGATAAAAATTAGAAGTACGTCCCATAATTATTTACCTTGTTCGTATAACCAAGCAGTACGTACAAATTCATCATTCTTAAACGCCATCGGTATTTTATCAAAACGATGAATTACATAAGCATTCATAATACTAATCGGGTTTGTTAAATCAGCCCCAAGAGCCGTTAAACCTGCCAAAGTACCAAGATACATATAACCTTGTAAATCCAAATCCTGTGTAACCAAAACCGAAGCCTTACAAATCAATAAATTTGCAGGGAATCCGGTAGAGAACCAACCAATATCAACCTGTGTTTTATTTTCCCAACGACACGGTATTTCAACAGGGGTAGCAAAGGTAAACCCACCGTACCCATCATTTTGTGGATTCCCCCAATAAACGGCTGTTTCGACACAAAACTTTGCAGCAATTTTTTCAATACCTTTTGCCATTGTTAATCAAAATTAGGAATTGCGTGTACCCAAGCATTAGACTTACCTTTTGCAATATTAACCAAAGTTCCAGAGATATCCAAACTTACAGCCATTTGTCCGTAAGTTGAACCTAAAAGACCTTCACCCCAAGCACCTGCATATTTAACGTAAGCACCGCCAGCACCAGCTTCTTTGTAAACCCGTTCACGTGTTACGGAAATCATATGGGCAGACATCCACATTTCTATCTGGGTTAATAATTCTGTGCTTAATCCTTTCGTACCAAGCAAGGCTGTTACGAAAACATTTGCACTATTAATAAACCCTTCGATAACATCTTCATCTAAATCTGTATCATCCAGGATATTTATTACATTATCAACGGTTGTTCTCATACGGCTACCTCCCTACTTTTATTTAATAACGGATCAATTATACTTGGAATTGTATTATTCCACTTTAGTCCAAGCCATTCGATTGTTTCATAAATTTGTTGATAATCACCAGTAACCATTCGTTCCGGCCATATAATACGACAATTAAGCCCTGCTTCAATCATTTGTACAAAACGCTTTTCGTATTCGTGTACCCACCATAACCACGCTTGTCCTTCGTTTTCAAAAAGAAACTCGCTACGAATAACGGGGTCTTTAAAAATACGCATATATCCGGTTTTAATACAAGACTGAATAACATCTCCGGTACGACGACGAACAATCAACCACTTTGCGTCAGGATAAGCATAGTTCCAAACGGGCCATAAACGGGTCAAACCACTATGTTTAACCATCCAAGGCTTTCCTAAGCCTTTTTGGGCTACCAAAACCCTGTTAATACTTTTACCCCAATTAACCGGAATTTGTAACGTATCAACGTCTGGTAGCCCGATAGGGCTTAAATCTAACAACTCGTTATTAAACCCTACGATAGTTTGGTTTTCAAACATATTATTGCAATAGCCCGACCATACACCACAAAGATCAAGTATTCTTGCAATCAACGTACTACCTGAACGTTCAACTCCTGTTATTAAAATTGGGTTGTTTTTCATTGTACGTAATATTTATAATCATCACCAAGCAAATCCTTCAATACAGAATAATTAGGATCGTAAGCTCCACTACGCATACGATGACCCATACCAATCCCAGCCCTTCCCGACAAACCTTTAATTCCTATGGATAAAGGCTGTCCACCAAAAACATTCTTATTAATAGAACGTTTAAAAAATTCAATATCAATAAACTTATTAGTTAAACAGGTTTCAAGAATATCTAAAGCATTTATAGTAAAACAGGTTTGAAAAAGACTTGCGTGTTTTGTATTACCATTATTCTTGTACAACTGACGTTTAACATCATAATAAATAGTAGAACCCTGCCCCACAAGATCGTAAGAACCTAAATGATTTAACATTTCTTCAATATACATAGGCTTATAATAATCGTCATCTTCAATTACAAAAATTGCATCAATCCAACTACGTGGGAAATGCCGAATAACATTTATAGCTACGGCAAGATTTCTACCCTGTGTATTCATACCAACCTGCCATATTGGTGCAGGATATTTCTTTATAATAGTCCAATTTTCTCTAAAATTATCATCAAGAGTATTTGTAGTAACAGGAATACAATCATCAATAACAATCCATAATACACGTCCTGTATAAGTTTGTCGTTTCATCCATTGCATACACAATTCAAATTGTTTTGGACGGCCTCCAGTCGGTGTAATTAAGACTATCATAATTAATTATGTATAAATAAAGGTTTATCAATTTTAACTGACTGTAATCCACTATTATCACTTACTCTTTTACATTCTTGAGCATACGCCCCATCTGCTGAATGATGTGTTCCTACAAACCCAACTTTCTTAGCTATATCTGCTCGTACAATAAAAGCACCACAATCAATATGACGTTCAATCAATCTACTATTATGTATTGTATAACCAAAGAATGAATGAACTGTATTACAATATACAATACCAATAGGTTTATGGTCTACACTATTCAACATATATTCAACAAAAACAGGGGCATAGTAATTATCTTCATTCGTAATAAGTACAAAATCATTTGAATTTGTTATAATCATTTCAAGCATTAAATTACGATTAGAATGTCCATAATTTCCATTGACATTTTTAGTATGCTCAAACATAATTCTTTTATCTTCATAAGAATTAATGATTTTCTTAATATCATCAGAAGGTTCCCCATCATGTATGATATGCAAAATCCAATTAGGATTAGTTTGTACTAAAAAACTATCAATAAACATCCTTAATTGAATAGGTCGTTGATAAGCAGTACAAATAATATGAAGCATTATATTAGAATTTTCATAATAAACTCTTGGATAAGATAATTGATAATGACTTTTCTTTGCTTTTAGATTAATAAAACTATTCAACCCAGAATTATGAAACTCATAAACTTTTACATTTGGATTAGAGCCTATCCAATATTCTCTAAAATATCTATTAGGATCGTTAAGAAAAGTATCTTGTAAAGTATTAATATATTTTGAAGTAGCCCACCAAAAAGTACCTGAAAAATGTGGATAATTGCCTTGCGGAGTTTTACTATTCCACATTACACCGCAACAATCATACCCTTCATTTAATTTTGTAACACAATCTTGCCAACGTTCAATATTGAAATATTCCATATACCTACGCCAATCTTGTGTAGCTTGATTATACTTTGTAATACCTTTGGCATGAAAATATAAAACGTAATCATCTGGGTTATTCTTACAATACTCTTTTAAATGAAGCATTGTACTCCGTTCCTCATCATTTACAGAATACTGTATTATCTCAACCTTGTTAGAAATGCTCCAAAAATGTTTTAACCAACTTATTCCGTCTTGTGGTTGAGCATTTGCTTCTTCATAAACACCAATGTATAATTTATCACAAGCTTCAAACAATTTAGAACTTACTAAAAGTCTAAATGTTTCAGACATTATAGAAACATAGTTGTTTCCATAGATGTAAGCGTGATAAAACAATACAAGTTTCATAAAATTTTAATATCAGGAAACATTGTAACAAACTTACCATCATATTGTCCTTTCAAAGATTCAATAATATAATCCTTGAAATTATGTGCAAGAATAATCATATAGTCAATCTTTGTGTGTTTTAAAGCATTGCGATCAACTACTTGAATACCAGTTCCCGGAACAAATTTGCCTTGTTTGAATGATGTATCATCAACAATGAATTGAATGCTGTTGTAATCCAAACCACAAGTATTTAAGAAAACACAACCTTTGGCGGCAGCCCCAAAACAAGCAACCGTATTACCCTGATCAATTAAGTTTTCAACAAAATCTTTAAAATCCTGTATTTTCTCGGTTGTACGTTTCCCCCATTTGACGTAATATTCTTCGGTCAAAGTCTTTTCAAGATTAAGAAACGATTTAATGGTATTATCCGGTTGGCGAATAGAAGATTTCTTTACCATAAGCACACGTAATGTTCCAGCGTGCATATCGTGATATGAAACGTTAATTACCTTCAAACCTTCCTGTTCTGCAATATCTACAATATTTTGTAAGCAGAAATAGAATACGTGTTCGTGATAAATCTGATCATAATTGTCATTAGCAAGGGTTGTAAGTATGTAAGGAAATTCCAAGCACCAAACACCTTCACTTGCTAAATTACGACGAACACCCTGTACAAACGAACGTATTGGCTCAGTATGCTGAAATACATTGGTTGAGGTAATCAATTTCGCTTTATACGGTAACGTGGTATTGTGTCCAAAATATTCATTAACATACTCAATACCAGCGTCACGATTAACGTCAATAAAACTACGACTACAATCAACATTAACGTAATGAAGATTACGGTTTTCTTTACGAAATTCTTTAAGTAAAGTACCATCATTTCCACCAATATCAAGTACCAAATCTTTATCTTTAAAATCAACTACACGGGAAAGATAATCGTACATTTCCGAACAATGGTCAAGGTACGGTTTATTTACACCTGATTGGTAAAGGTAATGTAAGAATAAATTGTCTTTATTGACAATACCCGTCAAACAAGTAACTTTACTTTCAGGAAAAAATTGTACGGCTAATTGAAAACGTTCACAATTTAAAGAATCCTTACGTGTTTCACAAAGATTATTTACCAACGGTATTTTCCCAAGATTAAGGAATTCTACCGATTTGGTACTACCACTTATAGGACAACGTTCAATTTTCATTTGGTTAATGCCTCCTGTAACGTTAATTTAGGAAATTCATTGATAGCACTTTGAGGATTTACATTATAAATTTCAACCCCCATTGTTTTTGCATCACGGGCAATAGCAGGAAACCCTTGCAAATGTCTTTGAAAAGGCAAATTTCTTGGATTTTTAGGTTTGCCATTTCCATTATAAATGCTATGAAAATGCTGAGAATTTTGCTCATCTAAACGCATATCAAACCCCAAAAGAAATATACGTTTTGCCCCTGTGTGTACGGCTACACTTATTGCGGCAGCCCCACTATTCTTATTCCAACTTACGTTGTTCGGACTTGGTGATATTCCAAATGGATGGGCAGGATTTTTATGTAAAAATTTTACCCAAGGAAACTTTTCAACTCCGTTGGTACAACTTATCTTAATGCCGGGAAACTTAAACAACCCTTCTTTATGAGCAACAAAAAAGCCATTATCACCGAAAAACACCATATCAATCCATGTACCAATCATATAAGCAACATTAATACCAATAACGTGCTTTTTATGAATTGATTCCATAAATGGTGAATAAAGGGAAAGTGGCTGTTTTCCAATAACTACATTATTAACCACATCAACAGAAACCCCAAACTGTTTAGTTATGGATGGGCCTCCCCCTATAACCCAAACATCACCACCTTCCCATATTTTCGGTACAGACCAAGCCATTTTACAATGCTTTTAAAAGTTTTTCAGCTTCTATACGTACCATTGGTTTTTCATTCAAAACTTTACCCTGACCGTCAACAATATTCCACGTATTAGTACCTTCAATTTCTACAATAGAATAATTTGAAGATTTTTTAACATTAAGCAACGGATCTTCAGGTAATCCTTCAACAGGAACAACAACGTCACGAAATGCTTTTGGTATTTCTTCAACCGTAGCCATAAACGTTTGTCCCGGTTTAATATACCGATTATTCAAAATAAAAGAACCATTCCCTATCTTCTTCCAACGGATTACTTCAGATTTTGGAGTATCTTCAACAACAGGTTCTTCCTGTTTAGGGTAAACCGTTAATTTTGACTTTTCTTCTTCCAGTAATTCCACTTTTGATTCAAGTGGTACAATTTCTTCCAAAGGTTCTTCTACAAAACCTTCTTTTAATAATGATTCTTCGGTAGTTTCGGTAACTACATTTTTTCTTACTCTTGTTGCCATTTTTCTTATTTTTTAAAAAATCACTTGATTAGTGAAAAGCAATCAATTAAGCCATGTGGACAATACCTGTACGGTTATTGTAATCGGCACGAATCTGAGGAACCTGAATGGTAAGCACTTTGTACTTGTTGACAAAGTTTCCTTCAGCACCCCACTGAACATTGGTAAGACCCATTCCACGAACAATGCGAACAACATCCGTAGTAGTCTGAACCAACAATACATTGCTGGAAGCCAAACGATCAATAACTTTAATATCCTGAATACCTGCAATCTTCATAATCCTTTCACGGATCGTGGTTCCAGGAGTAGTAGCATCGTAGTCATTGTCAAGACGTGTTTCATAGTTCGTCGGGATATAAAGTACCCAAGGCCCGTAGAAATAGTTAGCAATAGACGCTTGTTTCATCGCCAAAACACTTTCCACAATCTTAGCCCCGGTAGTAGCAGTATTAGCCCAATCCCCATAAGTAGAAAGATTAACAAGTTCCCTGCTCGGATGATTAACAAGACTGTAAATTGTACCACCGCCAAAAGAATAAGTAGTGCTGGTAAACAGCATA